CTTCCGACAGCAGAACCACACAATGTAGCATTTGACATACAGTGTGCTTGGAAGTGTGAAGTATACTTCCGCATGAGCATGTTGAAGTGCATTGGGGCGATACTAAAAATCCGAGAATTTCCAGCATCGACCTTTTCAAAGGGTTTCCGTTCATCCTTAATACAGTCGAAAAAGAGAAAAGCTTTCTCCTCTCCTGCTGCATAAGAACTTTCTAAGTCGTTCATTTCCGTGTTCATTTGTTCAGTAGCCGTGTAGTTTCCAGGTGTTCCAGTTACAAAGTCAAGTTTTCCAGGTTGTTTAGCATCAAGTTTGAAAGGCCAGCCGGGTGAACTGTGTATGTTCATCGGCAAAATCCATTTATCACCAACCACGCCATTTAAAATTTCGTGATCAGTTAATAAAGTAGGTCCAGTTTTGTTCGGGCTATCCATCGCTAATAAGTTGTTACCAACTGTTTTAGCAATTTCGTCAATTAATTCGTTGTCCAGTGAAACATTTTTCCGAGCCATTTTAGTGACACCAATTCGGAAAGGATCGATGTCATTTGTCATTGTCAGTAAAGCTGGTTTTGTTTTGGGTTCAAAAACTCCATGCAAACGTGAAGGCGCAATAGAAGTTTTCTTAGCCATTACAGGTACAAGGTGTGAAGGTAAATTTCCAATGATGTTAATGTTGTCAGTCATGCAAAGCGGTCTATTCGGTCCAGTTATCTCATTAGGATCATCTAAAATCAATCCTTTTTGTTCAATAATTCCGTAAGTCGTCCGTAATTCGTCAATCAGTCTATCAATGGCTTCAATGGTAACTCGTGTCGAAACACCAGAACCAAAGGAACCAGCAATATGCATTCCAATAATTCGTAAAACGCCAGTTGTATCAATTTGAGTCAAAAGTGCACCGCAATCACCAGGCATGGTGTTTGCAGTGTAGTGCAGTCCGTTTCGTACATTGTCGCGCAACCCCTCATTGGCATTCGGAGACCAATTGAGTGTTGAAGTTTCAGTCAGATTGTTGATGGAGTGACGGTCAAGGATTCGACCATCACCAGTGTAAAGTTTAGGATTAATTAAAGCAGCTGTTGTCGTGATTTTGTCCTTAGAACTAGCAAGATATCTACGCAATGCGATTTTGGGCGGCATTCGTGTGTTACTAATAGATATCAAACGTAGATCTTTAGACTTGTCAACAACAAAA